TGATGCTGCTCTGTCAGCTGCGACCCAGTTGACAGATTGTTCGAGAAGAGATGCAGCAGCCTCATCTGAGACTTCCACACTCTCGCCAGCCTTCACGAAAAGATTTCCGAGGGCTGGAATAATGAGATCGCCGAGTGACGAAACATTTTTGATTTTTGCCATTTGTTGCTCCCTAGATTCTGCTCTGATAGGTAATTGTAAAGACGATTCCGACACCAGCGCCGTTCTGTGTCTGGCGATAGGAAATCTCACCAGTTTCCATTGCTGAGAACTGGACAAGTCCAGCAAATGAAACATCTGCGCGGATTACATTTTCAACACTTCCGAGAAGCTGAAAGGCGCGAGTTCTACGAGCCGAAAGACTTGTTCCACCATCGGCTGACCAGAGGAAGCAATTGAGTCTTCCCATTTCGAACTTGGAGATTGCTCCGAGTGGTCGATACTCCTGGCGAATCGATGAGGCTGAGACTTCATCGCCTTCGAGGTTTCCATCGTGTCCGACAGCGATTGCATCGCCTGGGTAGGAATAGTCGATTTCGATTCCGTCAAAGACTCGAACGCCTGAAAGAGATGATGCTCCCTGAAGAGCTGCAACCACTGCATTCGTGAATGCTGGCATTGATGAAGTTGACATTGGCTACGCCATTCCTGGGAAGGATGTTGGATCCAAGAGTTCCATTGCTCGGCGTGGAAGAGAATATGTTGAACCAGTGTAAAGCTCATCGCCTGACTGGTTGCGACCCATCACATTGATTGCTCCGCGCTGTGTCTGCCAGAGGTGACGAATGATTTCGAGAACACCCTGCTTTGCAGACATTGGAGGATTGACATATCCAGCCACATAAGTGATTTTCACATTGTTCATGCCAGCAGTCCAATAGCCATAAGAGTTGGTCGCATAGAGCGTTCCAGATCCGATGCGATAGAGGCGCTGCCCTGTGTAGTCGAGGACATAGTTCGAAGATGAAACCAAAGCGCCGTTCTCATAAACCGAAGTAATTGAGATTGCTTTTGGATTGCGGATGCGGATGAATTCCGTTCCTCCGTCATAAAGTTCATCTGTGAAAGTTCTGCGACCTAGTACCTGTCCGACATAAGTTTCAGCCAAGTCAGTTGCAGCATCGATGAATCGGCGCACTTCATTCTCATTGGCGCTCGCTGAAGGAATGTTGAGATATTCCAAGACTTCATCGTAACCACAGATTCCGATGTCATTGATGTCGCGAACTTCGAAGATGTCTGAATAAGCCTGTGGATAAGAGCCTGTAGCAGCCCAAGAGATGATGTGTCTTCCCACTAGGGTTGGGAGATAGGAAGCAGTATAAACGCCCGTCACAGAGGTTGCAGTGGTCACTGAGACATTGCTGGCATCTGGGAGAGTGATGTTCAAGGTCACTGTGCCTGGATTGACTGCTGCGCCTGTTGAATCATAAGTGTTCCAAGTTAGATAAACCTTGTCACCTAGATCATAGGAACCTGTTAGCGCCATGAATCACTCCTTGAATGGTAGGGGATGAGGGTTGATTGCCAGGGGTACGATCAACCCTCATCCTTGACTTGTTGAATTGCATGATTGCGCATCGGTATGTGATGGCGGTCATCCAACCAGAACTGTTTGTGATGAGGAAGAATTGCACCTGTGTGAGCAAAGATTTTGTAGCCCATTGACTTCAATCTCTTTGAGAAAAGAAGATCCTCGCCAAAGTAGGTTCCATCGATTGCGCCTTCTACGAACCAAGCCCAATCCTTGCCTTGATTTGGCGTGGCTTGCGCTTGCATATCGAGAAGAACTTTGCGATGAATAAGAATGCAGCCTGTGCCTACTGCATCAACTTCAATCAGCTCATCGATAGGATAGGCATCAATCGGTTGCAGACCTTTTTCCATGCTCATCTTGTAGATGGTAGGAACTGGTCGAAGTCCATCTTCGTCATCGAAGAAGGCTGCGAATACTAGACCCGACACAATTGGTCGGTCTTTGTCATGTGCCGAATCAATGAGTTTGTGCCATGTCTCAAGAGATAGTCGCTCATCTGAGTCAATCATCAAGAGCCAATCGGCATCTGTTGTTTCCAAGAATGTTTTGACCACGACATTGCGTGATCGAGTTGTCAGTCCGACATTGCCGACCTGAACCATGTGATCGAAGTGACCACCTTTTTCTCTTGCGACATGAATGAGATCCATTGCAAGAAGCGCATCGATGGTTCCGTTGTTGACCATTCCAATGCAGACTCTGTGACCTGACTTCATCGTGTCTCCATTTCTGGAGCCAAGGAAGTGGTTTCAATCTCGCCAGACTCAAGCTCTTTGATGAGCGAGTCAAGATGTTCGATTCCCTTGTTCTGCACTATCTCGCGAGCAGACTTGAGACCTTCTAAGAAAATAGATTTCATGTAATCCCCCTGTGGATTGGTGTTGCGCCTTGGCGCTGACCCTACCGAAAAGGAAGAGCCAGCGCCAAGGTTTAGGCTAATTAGTAGCCTGAAGGTGCAACAGTACCTGTTCCGCTGATTGCAGAAATGGACTTATTGAATCTGTGTGCTAGAGCTGCGTAGCCATAGACCTGGAAGCGAACTGTGAGGTTGCTTGAAAGGACATCTGGAAGAACGCGTGTCTTCACGCCTGACTCGAAGAGGTATGAGTCTGAGAACTTACCAATCAAGATTGGTGACTGGTTTGTTGATGCGCCGTAAGCCTTTGTCACTGTAGCGTCAAGGAATACTGGGACTCCCTGAATTGTACCGACGAGACCTGCTGGAGCGCCAGGATTTGTGATTGTACCTGCTGCGTTGAATGCAGAAGATGCGCCTGTCACTGGGACAACAAGTGGGCGGTTTGATCCGTCAACCTGTGAAGCGAACCAGTACCACATTGAAGGGTGCATGACAATTGCTTCTGCTTGCTTGTAGCGGTTTGTTACAACCTTTGAAATCGCCTTAGCGATTGCGATTGCACCATTGACAGCAGTTGGAGTTGTTTCAGTCCATGTTGTTGGGATGCCGTTTGTTGTATCAGTTCCAAGAGTTACAAGACCCTTGAGAGTTCCTGATGTTCCGTCACCTGTTCCGACAACTGCTGTGTTGAGCTGTAGTGCGTAGTCAGCCATCAAGTCACCGAAGACAAGACGATCAAGACCACCAGCGAGAGGTGATTGTTCTACAAGCTGGATTGAGACATTCTCATAACCAGAGATTGTGCGAACAGGTGCTGTGACTGTTGATGAAACCATGTCACGAGTTGTTGTTGCAGTGTTATCAGCTGACTGGAACGCTGCAAGTGTACCTGTTGTGATCTGCGGGATGTTGATGCTGTCTGTTCCTGCTGGAAGAGCCATGTTTGTAACGAGATCAGCTGTTACGCGAGCAGCACGAGCGAACTCTGCGTATTCGTTGATCAAGTAAATTGGAGGAACGAAATCTCCACCAGAACCATCTGTGCGTGAGATGTCGCGTGATTCAACTGCAACTTCCTGTGCGTGGCGGTTGAGGCGCTCCCATGAATTGCGATCATTGCGGAGTTGTGCGCCAATCATGTCGCGAACGAATGAGTTGCGACCATCTTTGTCGTAAGTCATTGCTTCGCGTGTGACTACTGCGCCACCGAATGTTGCAACCTTTGATTCCTTGCGGGATTCTGCGATTGCTGCTGTGCGAGCTTCTACCTTGTCGGCAGTTGCGATGCGCTCATCAAGTGCAGCGATTTCTTCCTGCTTTGATGATGCAGCATCAAGAGCTTCTGCGGTTACATCTTCTGCTGCCAAAGTTGTTTCAACCTCGGCAACAAGTGCATCGCGCTGCTCCTTGAGTTTTGTTGCTAGAGACATTTGTGTCCCTTTCTCTTGGATGGATGTTTGAAACCAGTCGGGGCGATTGCGCCGAGGGTTATGCCTTGCTCTTGCGAGTCAAGGAATAGTGTTTGACCTTCAATTGCAACTTGCGCTTGGCAAGGTCAAGGTCTTGTTCTTCTACTGAACGCATTCCGACTGATGTGCTGTCGTAAGCGGGAAGTGTGACAACGCTGACTTCATAGAGTCGCTCGATGTCTGTGAGGGTGCGAAGTCCTGCATCCTTGGTCTGTCCATCTGGAGAGACTGTGAATGCGAAGCTCATCTTGTCCATATCGCCTCGGCGTACTGCTGAGGAAAGTTCTTGAGCCTTTGGATTTGCAGGATCGAGTGTTGCTTCCATGTAAAGACCAGTATTGTCCTGGCGCAACTTCAAGGTTCCTGACTGAGTTGAAGCCAGCGGAATTCCTTCCATGTCGTGATTGACGAGAAGGAAGACTGGATCCTGTGAAGCAAGTGCGCGAGTGAATGCTCCTGGAGCGATTACTTCGCGGAAGTTCAAGCCAGTTGCTTCTGCATTGAATGTTGCAGCGTAGCCACCAATCTTGAGTGAGCCATCCTTTGTGTCAACAGCACGAACTTCTGCTGTCATTGTGATGCGCTCTGCTGTTTCCATTGCTTTTCGGGCTTCGACCATTGATGAATCCTCCGAGCGGGGTGCGGGTAGGGCTGTGATAACTGTCAAGATGTCTGGGCGATGAACTGTTGTGACATCGGTTGGAACCCAACCATTTCCCTGCTCTTTGTAAATTCTGATGACGAATGCGGGGTGATCTGGGGTTGCTTCAATTGTATATCCCTCAGATGACTTTGCTTGTCCCTTGGTTGCTACCTTTTCAACTTTACCTTTGGCGCGACCATTTGAAGTGTTCCATGAAACGAATGAACCTTCTCCGATTCGAGCAGCTGAAGCGCGGTTCTCGAATGGAGCCTTGATTGAATCATCGTTGAATTCTTTTGCCATGCGGTCATAGTAAGCAGAGACCTTGTCTTTGATTTCCATCGCATCTGATTCAGGAATATCAACGCCTCCGCGAGCGCCATTCAAGACACCAGCGACAGCAAAGATTCCCTTTGGAACTGCAACGAGTGAGCCATCGATGACATCAGCAAATTGCAATTTGTAAGATCCGAGAAGTTCCTTGTCGGCTTCGTCAACATAGAAGAAGGCTTTTGCGTACTTCGCCCAATCCATGTTCTCTTTTCCTCCAGAGTAATCCTGAACGCGCTTGTCGGCTGCGGAAGCATCCCAAGCGGTATCGCGTGGAGCGATTGGCAGATCTGAAGCGCCAGAAGCGTTGCGAGGCATGATCATCATTGGCATTGTCATGCCTTCTGTCTGCTCTTCTTCATCATCTGCATCGATGCCTTGAGCATCTACTGGGTCAACTGAAGGCTGTGTGACTTCCTGACCTAGTGAGACAGTCAGTTGCCATTTCCAATACTGGTGAGAATCAATGCGACCTGCGAGGAAGTTTGCAACGCCTTGCTGGTTATACATTGAAGCGCAATCGAAAGCATCTGAGAGTTCATCAAGAATCATGTCATTTGCTTGAAGCAAGTCATTGGCAAGAGCGATTGGATCCTGCAAAATTGTTGGAGCATCTTCTAGGCATCGAAGCGCCATGAATGAGCCGAGTGTAAATGGAGCGATTGAACCTAACTTGCGAAGGTTCTC